CTGCACCTCCCAGCGATGGGCCTGTTCCCACTGAATCGCTCTGATCTTGTCAATATCTACGATCATAAATAAAACAAGGCTCCCCAACACCAGTCAGGGAGCCCCGAGTGCAACTCCACCCCATCAACCCGCAACGTCCTCAAAATAGTCGTATGCAACGGACATTACAGGTGACACGACACCGGCATCAGCTCCCAAAGACCCGAAGTTCCCGTCTTGGTAGGTACAACCGATTAGCTTATAGCCCCAAATCGGAGTGTCCTGACGATTTAACCGGGTAATCTGGATGATGCCTTCAACATCTGCTTTGGCGCCCTGTGCACCAGTCTTCGTCTGCCAGCACGCTTCACGCCATTGACGGAAGAAATTTGCCACCACATTGTCCACGGTCTCAATAAACGTGAACTGGAGTGGGGTGTTATATGTCGCTTCACCCGGTTGCTGAACGACGTGCCCTCTGATCTTAATCGGCACTTGCCCAATGGACATGGAGGGCAACACCACCGTGGTGCAACGCAGGTCCATCTCTTCTATCCCAGGGAATGAACCAATCGCAGGAGGTTGGAAGAATGAAAGCCTCCAATGAAAAAGGGAAGCGTGGTCCGCCAATCCGCGGATTTGATCAATTGTTGGACGTGGCATAAATACTCCTTATTAGAGGCTCTGAGCCGCAGTCGAGAAAGACATTCCGGTCGAGGTAATGGCCAGGGGCACCTTCACCTCTTCCACAGAACGCGTGGGCTTGACAAAGACCCACATTACCAACCGACCTTCGTCGATGTCGGACGGTAAATTGTTCTCCGTGTCACACTGAGTGCGGAACGCAGTCACACCGCGCCGAGCCTTAACCCCTTCGAGGTAGGCATCAAGCTTAGCTTTTGCATTCGCGCGCGTCTCATCGTCGTTCAGTTCGAACAGGAACGAATCCATCGCATCCTCAATGGCGGGCTTCAGAACTACCAACAGCAGGCGCACATTCAACCGATCCGTGGCAGAAGGATTCGACTGCAGAGTCCGCTGACCCCAGATGTTGATTCCCTTACCCGGGTAGAACCGGATGGGATTGATCCCGTTATCATAGAGGTAATCCATCTCACCCTTCGAGTACCGGCGACGCACATCGCTGACGGCAAGCGCACCACGCTTGAATCCACCAATCGGGAACCACATCTCGTAGTTCATTGCGGTGAATGACAGCGCTGCGGCTGCATACCCGTCAGGGGCAACGAAGATTGAGGTATCGTTGAACTTGTCGTAAATCTTAACGTGCGGGGAGTACATCACCGCATAGGAATTGTTGATCCCTAGAATGTTCACTCGATAATCCACGATATCGTTCAGGAAGTTCGCAGACGATTCGGCGCTATAGGGAGCGCTCAAGAACGCCACGCAGTCTCCTCGATTAGAGGCGATGGCAGCGAGTTTCCCGTGGAAATTCGGAGTGGTCCAACCACCATCCATGAGGACGGTAAGTTGCCGCTCATTCCGATTGGCGAAACAATCCGCAGCAGTAAGCATCGGACCGTCTGTCACAGGGGACCCGTCGGACCCACCTTCCAAAACCAACATTTCGAGGGAGGGTGTCGGAACCACAGTCACATCGTTAGCGAGAACTGCCGGATTGATAGTTGCCCGCACATAGTTCGAGCGGGTTAAAACATCTTCCAAGTACAAGGACCGGCCGTATCCATCCTTCGCAGACGCATCCAGAGAGGCCGTGAAGGATTCGACAACATCATTCTTGTTCCGGGTCCGGAATACCTGCACCACGAACGCGCCAGCTTCACGGATGACAACAGGAGAGGCCATCGAAATGTTCCCCGCTCCCGTCACCACCATTTTAACTTGCTCGACCAGAGTACAATTTCCGACTGCGGCCGCAGTGATATCAATCAACGTCCCCCCGGACGTAGCAGCCAACTTAATCAGGGTGGAAGACTGATTCAACACGAAATAGGTTTCACCCTCTTTAAGAGGTGCTCCGGGGGTTCCCACGAACTTCACCCGCGTTCCCGACGGGTAGTTGTTTACCACTGTAATGGAGTTATCCGCGGCAGACCAGGCACCGGTCGCTAACGTCTCGCTGAATAGGCTCTGAAGCGAGACATAGGAACCCAGCAATGCATCTGCAGTCGTAGGCGAGAACCGATACAGGCCTTCCTGCACCTTGATTACCGCGTAAGTCGCTGCAATCAGGGGGCGAGGCATACTACCAGACAACGTAACTAACGCTCCAGTAGCAAGAGAGCTACTGATATTCACTGTCGAATTCGCAGTGTTGATGGCCGTCTCATCCACCGTCTCGCTGTAAACTGCTAAATTCAAGAGATTCTTACCCGCAAGAGCGTCAGTGTAAGAAGGGGCCAGGAATGCCCGTGCATTAATCACACTAACAAAGTAGGTGAGTCCTGCCACCAACCCTTGGGGGAGGAACGGGGCGTCAAAGATAACTCCCTCACCCATTCCATACGTGAATCCGTCCAAGCAATTCAGACGGTCAAAGATCACCGCAGATCCGAAAGCGGAAAAGGTAATCCGAACATTGGCGACGGCTTCAGCCAAGGTGCGGGCTAAACCGGAGGTCGTACCATCAATCTTGACGTAGTAATAAGTTCGCCCTGCCACTAACTCCGGAGGAGTCAGGCAAACCGGGGTGAACACGACATCCGTCAGGGTGGACCCCACAAGGGAAATGACTGTTCCCGCGGTGGCATCTGCAGCGGACACCGCCAACTTAAAGGTCGTGGATGATGCGTTAATCGCATAGTACACATTCCCCGAAATCAGATTTGCTGCTGCACCACCGAACGTCACCCGTAACGGTGTACCGGTGACCACGTTACCCGCAGTAAAAACTCCCGTCGCAGGAACGTAACTCGTGCTCGTCACAACGAAGGCACTTGCCGTAGTTTCACGAATAACCACAGGATCACCCGTCACAAAAGCGCCGACGTCAGCAAATACAGACCCTCCAGTCATTACTGACTTTGCAAAGGTCAATGATGCCGTGGCGAAGGTTGCAGACACAGCCTGCGTAATCTTGTCCCGCGATACCGAAATCTTCACCCCAATCTTGGAGGCCCACTCACCAGGATCTTTTGCGTAAATTGCAAAGACCTCATTCGAGCCGAACTCATAAGCGCTGGGAATCGAAAGCCCCGAAGTCCAGGAGAAATTAGCATGACTCGTAGATTTAACAACCGCACCACCAACCTTGGCGTCGAAGGCAACTGCACGAGAAACCCACAGCTTATTGGCTTTCTCCAGATATGCGAGAGCGGAATAATAGGCCAAGCTATACCCGGGTTCAATCCGCTCTTCAGGTGTAAAAGTCCGGAGAAGGTCGGCTTCACTCGTCACCAGCACGGGACCATCGATTGGTCCTTTCTTAGCTGGAATTACGATGCCGGCATACACACCAGGGAAACCCGGAATGCGAGTGGACAGTTCAACTTCGCTGACTGTTGCATGAGGGGACATATGTGATCTCCGTTAAATGAAATTAGTCGTTGCGGGCCACAAAAATCACACCCTTCGGAAGGGAACCCAACCGCTCCCGAACTACATTTTTCACTGGCTCACGAGGAGAAAGCGTCATTACTTCCCCGGCATAAGTGATCGTCACCGGATGATTTAACTGAGAAATCAACTTCCCGGTCTTTTTTTCTTGCTCAGAAGCTGGATTCATATTTTAGGGAGTTATAAAAGTGGATTGGTCAACTTGAAGTATTATATTCACTATTTCCTTATTCAATATAATAGAATAGCACACGGAACATATTGCCGATAACCCAAACATCGTGCCGTATTTCTCAATGCTGACTCTTTGCAAACTCCCCCAGTTTATCGCAGTTATTGCCCAATCAAGGCTCTCTGTGCTATCCCCAACAGGAATACTAAACGAGCCCTTCATCCGCACGAACTCCTTACACTGGGCCCACTCTTCCAAAGT